CCCCGGGATCCTGTTCGGAGCCGCCGATGCCCCAATCCGCCCCCCGCCCGCCACGCCGTCTCGACCCGCTGGACCGGGCCTTGCCGTTCCATTCCTCGGAGGAGGCCTGGTTCTGGACCATGGCCGCCCTGACCGCCCGCCGCGACGGCGCCCGCGTCGCCGCCGGCCGAGGTGAGGTGCTGCGCCCCTGCGAGCCGGATGACGTGATCCTGGTGCTCGACCGGCTCTATCGCCAGCGCCGCATCGAGCTCGCGCATGTCCGCGTGATGCGGGTCTGGGGGGAACGGCACAGCGTGCCCGATCCGCGTTTTCCGCCCGAGCGGGGTGATGCCAAGCTCTGGAAGGAAGCCATGCAGCGGCTGGACTGGCCTTTGCGGATCAAGGGCATAGTCTCGGGCGACGGTCTGTTTCCGCGCCCCGAGGAAGCCTGCCCGATCGTACCGCTGCGGCCATGAGCCATCATCGCCGCGTCCTGGAACCGGCTGTTTTCATCGGCTTCGGCGGCGCGGCCTCGCTGCCCTGGCAGCGGCTGCTGGCGCCTGGCTTCCGGCATTGCTTCGCCGCGCTGCGCGACGACACCGGCTGGACCGTGGTCGATCCGCTGTCGGGGCGGTTGCATGTCACGCGGCTCCCGGTCGGGCTCGGCTACGACCTGCCGGGGCTGTGGATACGCGCGGGCTTCGCGGTGCTGGGCCCGTACCGCCCCGCGGCGGCGGCCGCCTCTGTCTTGCCTGGCCTGTCGCCGCTGACCTGCGTGGGCGTTTGCCGGGCGCTGCTGGGGCCGGGCGCGCCCTTTGCGCTGACCCCGCGGGGCCTGTTCCGGGCCTTGATGCGCGAAGAGAGAAAGCCTAGGAAAAAGATCTTGACATTTTCTGGCTCCTAGGCTAATTCCCGACCTGCCAAGGGGCGCATTGCGCGCCGAGGCACCCCCCCCCACCGCGATCATCCGCATGGCGCGTCCTCGTCCCCCTCCGGGGGCGGGCCGTGCCGGATGTCGTCCTGCCCGAGGAGCGCCGAGCCGTATGGGTGGCCTGTTCAAAGCCCCGCAGCCGACCGTAAGCGTCGCAGCCGCGGCCCTTCCGGTTGAAGCCGCGCCGCCCGACGAGGCGGTGAGCGCTGCGCGCGTCGCCAATGCCGACCGCGCCCGCCGCGGCCTGGCCGGCACCATCGCAACCTCTGCCCGCGGCGTGCTCGAGGCGCCGTCGTCGGCGACCCTCGCCCAGCGCCGCTCGCTGCTGGGGGAATGAGGATGACCCCGGAAACCCTACTCGCCCGCCACGCCGCCGCCCTCGATCGTCGTCGCCCGTGGGACAGCGTCTGGCAGGATTGCCGTGACCACGTCCTGGCCCGCACCCCGGGCGAGGGTGGTCCCGCGCTCTATGACGGTACCGCCGCCGATGCCGCCGAAGAACTGGCGGCCTCCCTGTTGTCGGAGCTGACGCCGCCCTGGTCGCGCTGGTTCGGCCTGCAGCCGACGCGCGGCATGGTGGATGTGCCGGGCCTGTCGGAACTGCTGGAAGACGCCTCCGAAGCCATGGCAGGGCATCTGGACCGCGCCGGCTTCCCTTTGGCGATGCACCAAGCCTTTCTGGATCTGGTGGTCTGTGGCACCGGCGTGCTGCTGGTCGAGGAAGCGCAGCCGGGGGAAGCTTCCGCCCTGCGCATCGCCGCCGTGCCGCTGGCCGAGGCGGTGCTGGAAGACAGCGGCAGCGGCCGGTTGGACACCGTGTACCGCGCCGCCCAGCTGACCGCCGAGGCGATCCGCATCCGCTTCCCCGCCGCGCCCGCGCTGCCGCCCGGCGACGACCGGCAGCGCCTGCCGATGCTGGAGGCGGTGTGGCCGGATGGCAAGGGCGGCTTCCGCTTCGCAGCCGTGCTGTCCCTGCCCGGGGCGGCGCCGGTGCTGCTGGCCGAGGGCCACTTCGCCGAAAGCCCCTTCATCGCCTTCCGCTGGCTGGTGGCCCCTGGCGAGGATTATGGCCGCGGCCCTGTGATGAAGGCGCTGCCCGACATCCGCACCGCCAACAAGGTGGTGGAGCTGATCCTCAAGAACGCTTCCATCGCCGCTACCGGGATCTGGCAGGCCGATGACGACGGCGTGCTGAATCCGGCGACGGTGCAGCTGGTGCCGGGGGCGATCATTCCCAAGGCGCCGGGGTCCGCCGGGCTCACGCCGCTTGCGGCGCCGGGGAATTTCGACGTGTCGAACCTGGTGCTGGACGATCTGCGCGCCCGCATCCGTTCGGCGCTGCTGGCCGACCGGCTGAACCCGCGCCCGGGGAAGGACCGCACCGCGACCGAGGTGCTGGAGCGCAGCGCCGAGACCGCCCGCATCCTCGGCGCCTGCTACGGAAGGCTGCAGTCCGAACTGCTGTCGCCGCTGGTGGCGCGCACCCTGGGGGTGTTGCGCAGGCGGGGCGAGGTGCCGCCGATCCTGCTGGATGGGCGGGAGGTGCGCCTGGCCTATCGCAGCCCGCTCGCGCGGCTGCAGGCCCGCGCCGATGCCGCCAATACCGTGATGTTCCTGCAGCAGGCGGGCTCCCTCGGTGCCGAGGGCCTGGCGCAGATCGACGCCGCCGCCGCCGCCCGTTTTCTCGCCAGCACGCTCGACGTGCCGGCTTCGATCCTGACCGCGAAGGAGTGAATGACCGCATGAGCGAGAATCTGATCACCGCCGAGGCCGATCCCGCCCCCCCGATCCCCCAGAAATTCATCGATCCCGCCACCGGCGCGGTGCGTGTCGATGCGCTGCTAAAATCCTATCTGGAGCTGGAACGCCGGCTGTCGCAGCGCTTAGCGCCGCCGTCGAATGATGCGGCCCCCGAGGATATCGCCCGCTTCCGCAGCGCCATGGGCATCCCCGACGCCCCCGACGGCTATGACATCACGGCGCCTTGCCCGGAATGCAGCCCCGATGCCGCGGTGAACGAACGGCTGCATGCCGCGGGCTTCACCCCGGCCCAGGCGCAGCTCGTCTATGATCTGGCGGCCGAGCGCCTGTTGCCGGCGATCGCCGCGGCGGCTTCCGAATACGAGGCGAGCCGTCAGCGCGACAAGCTGGTCGCGCATTTCGGTGGCGAGGAACGTTTCCGCGCCATGGCGAGCCAGATCGCCGCCTGGGGCCGCGCCAACCTGCCGCAGGCGGTGTTCGATGCCATGGCCGGCACCGCCGAGGGCGTCGTGGCCCTTGCCGGCATGATGGAACGGCGCGAGCCGCCGCTCGGCCGCACCGCGGAGGCGCCCGGCCCGATGGATGAGGCGCGGCTGCGCCAGATGATGCGCGACCCGCGCTACTGGCAGAAGCGCGATCCCGAATACGTCAATCGCGTCACCGAAGGGTTTCGGCGCCTCGTCGGCGGCTGACCCGGCATTTGGTCCGCGCGGAACCCGGCTTCCGGGCGCGCGGACCCAGGGCGCCCACGGTCCGTTCGCGGCCAACCGTCGACAGCGCCCGTTTCCCTGAACATTTTTCCGGAGACCCCGCATGACGATCGATCTCGCCTTCGTCAAACAGTTCGAATCCGAAGTGAAGGACGCCTATCAGCGCCAGGGCAGCAAGCTGCGCCCGACCGTGCGCAGCCGCAACGACGTGAAGGCGGCGAGCACCGTCTTCCCGCGCGTCGGCAAGGGCACCGCCGCCGCCAAGGCGCGCAACGGCGTCGTGCCGGTGATGAACCTGCAGTACAGCAACGCCGAATGCTTCCTGCAGGACTACTACGCCGGCGAATGGATCGACCGGCTCGATGAGATCAAGACCAACATCGAGGAGCGCCAGGTCATCGCCAATGCCGGCGCCTATGCGCTCGGCCGCAAGACCGATGAGCTGATCATCGCGGCCCTCGACACCGCGACCGCCGAAGCGGTCGGCACCGCCGCGGGCACCACCGACGCGGATGGGCTGACCAAGGCGAAGGTCCTGCTGGCCTTCGAGATGATGGGCGCGGCCGACATCCCCGATGACGGCCAGCGCTATGCCATCGTCGGCTGGAAGCAGTGGAGCGAGCTGCTGCAGATCCAGGAATTCGCCGACAGCCGCTATGTCGGCGATACCGATCTGCCGTGGAAGGGCGCGCAGGCCAAGTCCTGGCTGGGCGCTATGTGGATGCCGCATTCCGGGCTGACGCTGAGCGGCGCGCTGCGCTTCTGCTACTTCTACCACAAGACGGCGATCGGCCACGCCTCGGCCCAGGACGTGACCACCGACGTGACCTGGCATGGCGATCGCGCCGCCCATTTCGTCCTGAACATGATGAGCCAGGGCGCGGTGCTGGTGGATGGCGAAGGCGTCGTGCGGATGCGCGCCGCGGAATAGTCGTGCGGATGCGCGCCGCGGAATAGTCGTGCGGATGCGCGCCGCGGAATAGTCGTGCGGATGCGCGCGGCCGAGTAACGGCGACGCGCGGCAATCTGACGCCAGCCCCCCGGGTGCGACCGCGCCCGGGGGATGCCGCCCCCAAACCCCCCTTTTCCGGAGAAACCGACATGGCGCTGTCCGCGCTTGTTCTGTGTTCGCGCGCCCTGCTGAAGCTTGGTGCCGCGCCGGTCGCCAGCCTGGAAGAGGGCACCGCAGAGGCGGAGGTGGCCGCAAACCTCTATCCGCATGTGCGGGATTCGATGCTGTCGGCGCATCCCTGGTCCTTCGCCACCGGCCAGGCCAGCCTGCCGCGGCTGGTGGCGCTGCCGGTCGCCGATTTCGCCTATGCCTTCCAGCTGCCGAGCGGGTTCCTGCGCGCGCTGTCGGCAGGCAGCGAAGGGCGCGGCCGTGGCCTGCGCTACCGCATCCACGAGAACCGGCTGCACGCCGATGCCGAAACCGTGGTCCTGACCTACGTCTTTCGGCCGGAGGAGATGGATTTCCCGCCCTTCTTCGCCGATGCGCTGGTCACGCGCCTCGCCGCCGAATTCTGCCTGCCCCTGACCGAGACCACCAGCCGGGCTGAGGCGCTGTACCGCCTGGCCGACCAGGCGCTCCGCGCCGCCCGCCTGGCCGACAGCCAGCAGGCGACGGCCAAGGCGCTGGACGATTTCCCGCTGATCGCGGCGCGGGGCTGATCCGATGCCCAGCGTCACGCGCCTCAAGACCAGCTTCACCGCCGGCGAGCTGGCGCCCGAGCTGCTTGGCCGCGCCGATCTGCGCGCCTACGAGACCGGGGCCCGGCGCCTGCGCAACGTTGTGATCCAGTCGACCGGCGGCGTCGCGCGCCGGGCGGGGCTGCGGCATCTCGCGACATTGCCGGGGGCAGCGCGGCTCATCGCCTTCGAGTTCAACACCGAACAGACCTATCTGCTCGTCTTCACGCATCAACGCATGGCGGTGTTCCTGAACGATGTCGAGGTCGTCGGCGTGGCCGGCCCCTGGACCGCGGCGATGCTGCCGCAGCTTGCCTTCACGCAGAATGCCGACACCCTGCTTCTGCTGCATCCCGACATGCCGCCGCAGCGGATCACACGCACGGGTCACACCGCCTGGACCGTTCAGGACTTCACCTTCACCCGGGCGCCCTGGGCCAGGTTTGCCGCCCCGGATCTGGCGATCGCGGCCAGCGCCACCACGGGGTCCGTCGCCGTCACCGCCTCGGCGCCGGTCTTTGTGGCCGGGCATCTGGGATCGAGCCTGCTGATCGCCGGCAGAAAAATCACCATCACCGGTTTTGTGACGACGCAGCATGTGATCGCCACCGTCATCGAGGAATTGCCGGACACCGAGGCGACGACCGACTGGCAGGAATCCGCGTTGAGTGCCGCGCGCGGCTGGCCCGTCACCGCCTGCTTCCATCAGGATCGTCTGGTCCTTGGCGGATCGCGGGATCTGCCGAACCGGCTGTGGCTCTCGCGTTCCGGCGATCTGTCGGATTTCGACCTCGGTGCGGGGCTCGATGACCAGGGCATCGACTTCGCGCTGCTGTCCGATCAGGTGAACGCCATCCGCGGCGTGTTCAGCGGGCGGCACCTGCAGATCTTCACATCCGGGGCCGAATGGATGGTCAGCGGCGATCCACTGACCCCCGCCTCCATCCAGCTGACGCGCCAGACCCGTGTCGGCAGCCCGGTCGATCGCATCGTGCCGCCGGTCGATGTCGATGGCAGCACGATCTTTGTCGCGCGCAGCAATCGCGCGGTGCATGAATTCGCCTATACCGACGTGCAGCAGGCCTATCAGGCGAGCGACCTTGCAATCGTCGCGCGGCATCTGGTCGCGACGCCGGTGGCCATGGCCTATGATCAGGTCGCGCGCCTGCTGCATCTGGTGATGGCGGACGGCACCTTGTCGACGTTGACCCTCTACCGGTCCGAACAGGTCACCGCCTGGACGCGCCAGGAAACCGCCGGCGCCTTCCGCACCGTCGCGGAGTTGGATGGGGTGGTCTACCTCACGGTGGAACGCGCGGGCAGCGTGCGGCTCGAACGGTTCGACGAGACCCTGGCCGCCGATGCCGCCCTCTCCGGCACGGCCGGGACGCCGCAGGATGAATGGTCGGGGCTGTCGCATCTGGAAGGCAGCACCGTCACGGTTCTGGCGGATGGCGCGCCACGGGGGCTCGCCGCGGTTTCGGGCGGGCGGGTGCTGGTCGATCCGCCCAGCCTGTCGGTCCAGGCCGGCCTGCCCTTCACGCATGAGATCGAGCCGCTGCCCCCCGATGGGGCGACGTCCTCGGGCACCCGCACCGGCCCGGTGCGGCTGATCGCCGCGACCTTCCGGCTGCTCGCGACAGCGGCGCTGGATGTCGACCTCGGCCGAGGGCTGCTGCCGGTGCCGTTCCGCCGGCTCGACACCGCCCTGCTCGACGCGCCGCCGCCCCAGTTCACCGGCGACATCACGCTGCGCAGCTTCGGCTGGCGACGGACGCTGGCGGAGCCGCTGTGGCGGATTTCCGGCAGCACGCCGCTGCCCTTCACGCTTCTTTCCGTCACCACCGAAACAAGGATGTCCGAGTGATGGCCGCAATTGCCCCCGTGGCGACCCTGGTCGGCAGCGGCGTCTCGCTCTACGCCACCGGCCGTCAGGCGAGCCAGCAATCTGCCCAGGCCAAGGCCCAGCGCCAACAGGCCGAAGCCGATGCGGCGCAGCGACAGGAACAGATCTCGGTGCAGGCCGCGACCGATGCGCGGGAACGGCAGGCGACGCTGGACCGCACCCTGGCCTCGACCCGCGCCCGGCTCGCGGCCTCCGGCGTCAGCCCCGATCAGGGCTCGGCGGCGGCGATCACCGCCGGCTTGACGGAGGATGCGGCCGCCGCCCAGGCCGACAGCAACGCCGCCTTCCAGGCCAGGCTGGCGTCGGGACGCTCGTCGCTGCTGAACACCGACGGGTCGTTGACCACCTGGCTGCGCGCCGGGCAGGGCCTCGGCACCACGGTGCGCTCGCTGCTCGACTGACCACCGCCATCCCGCCGGCCCCCGCCGGCTCCCCGGACCACCGGCGGCGCCCGTTCGGACCCCCGGCACGGCGTCCGCTTTCGTGCCCGCCGGACGCAACCGTAACCGCACACGACAGGAACCCCCGATGTCCGAGCACATCCGCATCGGCGACGTCGCACCGCGCGTGCAATACGCGGCCGATGGCGCCCAGACCGTCTTCACCTACCCCTTCCCGATCTTCGACGCCGAGGATCTGGAGGTGCTGGTCGCGGGCCAGCCCTCGCCCCCGGGCCATGCCATCCAGGGCGCCGGAAAGACCGAGGGCGGCTATGTCGTCTTCGACACGCCGCTCATTGCCGGGGCGACGGTGACGCTGCGGCGCCGGGTGAAGATCGAGCGCGTCACGGACTACCAGCCGAACGGACTGCTGCGCGCCAATACGCTGAACGACGAGCTGGATCGCCAGGTCGCCGCCATGCAGGATCTGCGCGAGGAGCTGACCGGCACCATCCACCTCGATCCGTCGGAATCCTCGGGCGGCACCACGCTGCCGCTGCGCGGCGTCCGCGCCAATCAGCTGATGGGCTTCGACAGCATCGGCGCCGTTGCCATCTTCCCGCGCGACGCGGCGACCATGACCAGCCCCTATACCGGCGCCATCCCGCGCACGGTGGAGGACAAGCTCGGCGAACGCCTGTCCGCCCGCGACTTCGGCGCGGTCGCCGACGGGCTCACCGACGACGGGCCGGCGCTGCAGGCGGCGATGAACGCCGCGGTCGCCTCCGGGCAGATGCTGGAGATCGGGGCGGGTTCGCATCGCGCCACCATGCCGCTGGTCCTCGGCGGGGGCGCGGCGGGGCTGCTGATGCGCGGGTCCATCCTCTACGCCGGGCCGGCGGGGACCACGGCGCTGACGCTGGGCGATGGCGCCGCCGTCCGCAATGCCCAGAAATCCTATCGCGGGCTGCGCGTGCTGCGGGAGACGATCAGCGACTGGTCCGATGAGAACGACATCGGCATCGTCGCGCGCAACCTCGATGCCAGCGTGCTGGATGTGCGCCAGGTCGAGGGCTTCTGCATCGGTGTCCGCACGCTCGGCGTCGAGCGCGGCTTCGAGGACAGCGAGGTGCACCTCGACCGCATCGTGAACAACGGCATCGGGCTGGATGTGCGGACGGCGACGGCGGCGGCCTGGAACACCTCGGTCCGCTACTATGGCGGCCATTTCGCGCATGGCACCACGGTCAACGAGGGCAAGGACCGCTACGGCGTGCGTTTTTCGGCCGCACCCGGCGCCTATGTCGCGCACAACCGGCATGTCTTCGACGGCCCGGCCTTCGAGCTGCAGTCGCGCGACAAGCCGATCACCGGCATCCCGTTTCTGATCGAGGTGAACAGCCGCGCGGTGATCGCGCGCAACCTGCGGATGGAAGGTTGCGACGAATTCGTCGCCCGCCACACCGCCG